TAAGCCGACAGAAGAGCAGCGTAAATACGTTAGCCAGATGATTGCTGTGGGCATTCCGCAAGAGCAAGTGGCTCGTGCTATTGTCCCCGGCGGCATTGCCGTCGAAACGCTGCAAAAGCATTTCAATGAGGAAATCGAAACGGCGGCGATTAAAGCCAATTCCACAATAGGCGGCGCTGCATTCCAACGGGCAAAAGCTGGCGACCCGCAGATGATTAAGTGGTGGACAGCGACCCGCATGGGCTGGTCCGAAAAGCAAAAGCACGAAGTAACTGGCGCTGACGGCGGGCCGATTGTGCTTTGGGGCGGTGATGGCAGCAAGAATAACTCCTAACCCAGCCCCGGCGTTTAAGCCGCTGTGGAAGCCGAGCCGTTACAAGGTCGCCAAAGGTGGCAGGGGCAGCGGTAAGTCACATAATTTTGCAGAGGCTCTTGTCACTAACGCATCGGCGAACAAAGGTTTTCGAGCGGTATGCGTGCGTGAGGTTCAAAAGTCCCTGCGAGAGTCGGCCAAGAGATTGATTGAGGATAAAATCATGCAGCTTGGCGTGGCCGATCTGTTCAACATTCAAAACGACCGCATTATTACACCCGGTGACGGCGTAATTATCTTTCAAGGGATGCAGGACCATACAGCGGAGTCGATCAAATCACTTGAGGGCTTTAACGTGGCGTGGTGCGAAGAAAGCCAAACGATGACCAGCCGCAGCCTTGAGATGTTGCGCCCTACGATCCGCACGCCCGGTTCTGAGTTATGGTTTAGCTACAACCCGCGCCTTCGGATGGATGCGGTCGATCAATTCTTTGTCGCTAAAGAACCGCCAAAAGATTGTGTGATCGTTCACGTTAATTACGACGCCAATCCGCACTTTCCGAAAGAATTGGAAGCGGAGCGTCTATTCGATAAAAAGGCGCGGCCAGACCGATATGCTCACATCTGGCTTGGTGATTACGAACCGCAAGCGGTCGGCGCAATTTGGACGATGGCAGATATTGAGGACGCACGAGTTGATGAAGCGCCAAAAGACCTTGATCGCATCGTGGTCGCAATTGACCCGGCGGTGAGCAGTGAGGAATACAGCGACGAACATGGTATTCTTGTTGCCGGGAAGGACGGTAACTCAGCTTACGTGATTGAGGACGGAACGACGAAAGGAAGCCCTCGCAAATGGGCGCAGCGTGCCGTGGCGCTCTATGATTATTATCAGGCCGACGCCATTGTGATCGAAAAGAACCAAGGCGGCGATATGTGCCGCCACACCCTTGAAACGGTGCGGCAGGGATTGCCAATCGTTGAAGTCCACGCAACGCGGGGCAAACACGTTCGGGCCGAGCCGGTGAGTGCGCTTTACGCTCTCGGTCGCGTTCACCATGTCGGCAGCTTCCCAACGCTTGAGGCGCAAATGTGCCAAGTGACTGCGGCGGGTTACGAAGGCGAAGGATCGCCAGATCGGGTTGACGCGCTGGTGTGGGCATTGACGGATTTATTTCCGTCGATTATTCGTAAGTCAGACCCGTATGCGTTACGAAAGCAAGCGGTGGCTGATATGGACTACGACCCGGCGAACTATGAGGAAAGCGTGACCATGTGGGGTAAACAGCAAGTGGCGGTGATGGAGTGATGCCATTAAAATCAGGATTAGGATCAATGAGCGCAAACATTAAAACCCTACTGACCGAAGGATACAAAAAGAAACAGGCTATCGCTATTGCTGCGAAGAAAGCTGGCAAGAAAAAGAAATGATCCGCCCCGTCACCCTTGACGATTTGCCAGCCGCCGTCGCTCTCGGCGCTGAAATGCACCACGAAAGTTATTATGCAAACCTTGATTTTGATCCGATTAAGGCCATGGAATTGGGCGTTCTGATTGTTGACAACCCTAATGTTTATTGGGGCGTGGTAGCAGAGGTTGATGGCGAGATTGTAGGATTCGGCGCTGGTTACGTTGCGCCGCATTTCTTTGGCCACGACCTAACGAGCGGCGATCTGGCGATATTTCTAACGCCGGAGCATCGCAACGGCATGGTCGGCGTTCGTATGATTAAAAATTACGTTCAATGGTGCGAGGAACGCGGCGTTAAAACCCCGGCGCTTGGTGTGTCGGCTGGCATTAAGCCGGAAAGAATTGGCAAATTGTACGAGCGCCTTGGCTTTACGGACAAATTTACAATATACAGACGACCGCTAGTGTGCTAAAACTGATACACTGTGACACAGATAACACAAGGCAATTGATATGGGCGGCATCTTTTCCGGTCCTAAACTCCCGCCTCCGGCCCCGCCGCCGGAGCCTCCGAAAAAGTCAGACGAGGAAGTGAGAGCCGCCGAAGTTGAGGCTCGACGCCGAGCCGCTGCGGCTAAAGGCCGTCAAAGCACGATTTTGACCGGCGGGCAGGGTCTTGGGTCAGGCGATCCGAATTCTCCCACCGTTGGCGGCAAGAAAATGTTGGGCGCGTAAATGGCTGACACAATCCGCACAGAAAGCGATTTACTGACCAACCTATTCCAGAATGGTCAAGCAGCCAACTCGATCACCGCTCAGGATATGCGCGATTTAATCGTGTCAATGCGCCCAGGTTTTAGCAATACGTCAATGCAAAGCAACGGCACAGCGACAACGATTTCTTCGGCGGGGACGTATTACAAAGTTGCTGGAACTACCGCGCTTTCCGGCGATGAGTATTTGTTTGATGATGATAGCGGCACTTCTAACAGGCTTCGATACATCGGAGCTGCAGAACGTTTGGTAATTGTTAAAACAAATCTATCTGTCAAAGCAGCGTCAAACAATCAAAACGTATCTTTTAAAATGTACCTATACGACGACAGCGGCGCGTCTGGCGCAACGATTACGGATAGCCTTGTTACTCAGTACGTCACTAGCACTTCTGATGAGGAGGCGGTAACGATAATTTGCCACGCAATTATGGCAACAAATGATTACCTTGAGGTTCATGTTACAAACGAAACATCAACCGCAAACGTCACCATTGTTGATATGTCAATTCACGCGATGGCGTATTTTAAATGATTACGGACACTGAAATCGCGCATATTTGTAAGCGCAAGGACAAGCTAAAAGCGCAAAAGGGTACGTGGGAAAATCACTGGCAGGACGTTGCCAATTTTGTGATCCCCAACAGCGCCGATTTCAATGTAAAGCGGTCGAAGGGCGACAAGCGTACCACGCTGGTCTATGACTCGACCGGCATTCACGCCAACGAAATGCTTGCGGCTGGTCTGCACGGTATGCTGACCAACCCGGCTCAAGAATGGTTTTCTCTGCGACTCAAAGAAGGGCAAGAAAAGTTATCCGAAAACAACGAAGTCAAAAAATGGCTTGAGGATAGCACTCACGCGATCATTGATGAATTGTCGTCGCCGGATGTGGCGTTCGCTTCTCACATTCACGAATACTATTTGCAGCTTTGCTCTATTGGCACGGCTTGTATGTTTATTGGCGAAGCGACCAATCGGGACGGACTTTATTTTCGCACAATCCACGTTGATGAATTGAACATAGCTGAAAACGCCGACGGCATTGTTGATACGGTGTTTCGCTCGTTCAAAATGCCGTTGCGCCAGATCGTTCAAAAGTTTGGCGAGGATGCCCTATCCGTTCGCATGAAGCGGCTGTGGGAAAAGAAAGAATACGACAAAGAATGCGACATTCTTCATTGCGTTTATCCGCGTTATGATGTTGGGCGCACCGGCAGCGACAGGGCCGACCAAAAACCCGTCGCTTCGGTTTATCTAGACGAAAAAGAAAAGCACGTTCTCCGCGAGGGCGGATTTGACGAAATGCCGTATATGGTTTCTCGTTGGTCAAAGTCGGTTGGCGAGGTGTTCGGTCGATCCCCGGCGATGACGGCGCTGCCCGATATTAAAATGCTCCAAGAAATGATGAAAACGACCATCAAGGCGGGGCAAAAGATTGTTGATCCGCCGTTGCTCGTTCCCGACGACGGCGTGCTTGGTCCCGTCCGCACCATTCCAGGCGGGTTGAATTATTACCGCGCATCTTCCGGCGCTCGTATCGAACCGCTTTTAACAGGCGGCAACATTCCAATCAGCTTTGAGATGATGGAAGATGTACGCAGCCGCGTGCGGATGACGTTTTATCTGGATCAGTTGCAGTTCCAAGGTGGGCCGCAAATGACTGCGACGGAAGTT